CTGTGGTAGATCAAGTAATCTGCAGCCTGTTGTTTGACCCATCTTTGAACTCTGAAATATTGAGTTACCTGACCGTACCCACGAAAGTAGGGATGTCTACGGTTGGTGGTGGGTGGCACAGAGTTATGAGCTCGTTTGCTCATCAAACCAATGAAAGACGTCGTGCGCGAGGCAAGAAAGGGAAGTTCCTTGAAGCGGATAAGTCCGCCTGGGATTTCTCTGTGCCCGCATGGCTGATTGAGTTGGAAGCGGAATGCCGATGGCGGCTTTGTATGAATCCTGAATCTAATCCTGAATTTCAACGCTTGTTCTTTGCGTGTTACCGATTGTTGTTGAATTGTCGAGTCATTTTCTCCGATGGTGAGTATGTCGATCAGACTATCCCGTCTGGAATGAAGAGTGGCCACAAATTGACTATATCGTGTAATAGCCGAGCGCAACTCATTATGAAAAAGATATGCAGTGGACGGAGCAATGCTTCTATGATATGTATGGGTGATGACACTATTGAAGACATCGATTTGGATTGTGACCATAACGCGTACCTCCAGCAATGGCGGGAATGCGGTTTTGTGATCGATTCGGAAGATGTGGACGTTAGTGAAGATCTCCATGCCCTTTCATTCTGTTCCATGAACACTGTATTGTCCTCAGGACAATCTGTCCCGGTTCTTACCAATAGACTCAAAACTGCGTATAGTATCAAACATGGCGATTACTCCGAAGAAGAGTTTTTGCAGTTTCTTGATCAATTACGCATAATGTACTGCTTCGACGTTGAATTTGATAACGCGCTGCAGGAAGAGATCGTTGCGAGGAACAACTTACTTTGGAAGCCTCGCGTTCATTATCAAACAATGGTATCGGGAATTGAGCCTCTGTATATCAAGCACAGCCTGCCACTGCTTCGTCCGGTGATTCCCGGACAAAGAGTTCGTTTAATAGACGCGCTAATGCCTGCCAAAAGTAAAAAGAAAAATAAGAAACGCGTTGTACCGCAACGCAAGAAAGGCCCGGGTCCGCGAGGAATCGGTGCCGCGCCCGGTCAAGCTTCAGCGCTGACCGCGCCCGTAGCGGTCGCATCTGTCGTGAAAATGTCCCGATCACCACCCGTGCACATTAAAATGCGCGAAGAGGTGTCGGAAGTGACTGTTTT